AGGTTGGGAGTTTGATGTTGTAAGTGCATTGTCGGTCTCTGATAGTGGAGGTGTTATTACACTTGGAGGAAGCCAAAACACCGAGATTACATTTGGTGAAGCTGGGGATTACATGATTGATTGCACTGTCCGAGCTAATGCTGATAACCGAATCGAACTGTTTTGCAGGGCAGAATACTATGACGCTACGACCGAATCTCCAACCTTTGTCTCGTATAATAGACTTCAAAACAGTAACTATGCTGCGAGAGACATCGATCAAAACACAGGTGGCACCACTTTAAGTTTACTGCTCAGTCTTAATCAGAATGACAAGTTAAGATTTGAAGCAGAAGCGGACGCCGATGGAACTTGTGTATTGTTGGTTAACGGAACTTTCCTTAGGATTGTGAAGTTAGCCTAAGAGCATATCACCACGCTTGAGTGAGTTGAATAGGCGGGTGTAGAAAAGTTCACGAAGAGAGTCTAGTTCTCTAATCAAGCTTGTAAGGTTTCTAACGGTGGACTCATTAATTTTACCGTTTTCCTTCATGTCTGTAAGCATGTCGATACAGGCGTCAATCAAATTAGTTTGATCTTTTGTAATCTTATTGATTGTATCAACCTGTGCTTCCTTTGTGATGATCTCAGAATCGGACATTGTGTACCTCGAACTTTAGCCTTTTGTAGTGTTGTATTCTTTGCTTTGAGTGATTTTCCAGATAAGGTATACGATCATAGAAGTCGTAGAAATACATCTTATCCTTACCGTCTGCTTTACGAATACCTCTACCTAATCCCTGCAACGTGGGAACTTCACCTGATAAACCTCTAGCATTGATCATGTGGGTAATCTCATCAATGCTAATGCCAGTTTGCATAACGTTGGTGCCAATGATTGCAGCAGCCTTATTGTCCTTCACAAACTTATTGATAATATCATACCTGCTATCGATATCATCCTTACCCTCGATAGTGTAACAATTATCTATTCTTTCTTGCAAGTTCTCAATGTGTTGTAGGTTTTTCACAAGAATTAAGATCTTTGCCTTAGGGTTAGACTGGTATATCTTTGATACAATTGTCTTAATCTTGTCATTGCGCCTGTCACAATTTACTACATATTGGTCGTAGATATCAACGTAAGATAATCCGTTTTCAACAGATGAGACGGGGGTGTTGTCTACAACTTGAATAATTGGTTTAGCGAGTGCCCCATCCTTAATCAGATCTTCTGCTGTGCGGGTGGTGTAGATAGGGCCAAAAGCACCCTCTAAAACCATTCTAGCGTTGATATCTTTTGCCCCCTCTCTTGGAGGGGTAGCAGTAAATGCAAGCCTGTAGGAAGCGTTAGGGAAGCTCTCAACGGCTGCTATCGTGGTCTCTCCCTTACAAAACTGGTGAGCCTCGTCAACCATCAAAAGTTCAGTTTCATGTAGATGCGTATCAACAATGCGTTCGATACTCTGCACGGTGGACAGCATCACCTTACCAGGGACAAACCCTTCACCTGAGTTGTACCCTAAGTCTCGAATACCACATTTTTTAAAGAACTCATAGGTCTGGTTTAGGATCCCTTTTTCACGAAATAGGACAACGGCTGTGACATCCTGGTCATGTTGTAATGCGGCAATGCACCCAGCCATGATAAGAGTTTTACCAGACCCCGTAGGACTGTCTACAATAGCTCTACGCTTTTTAAGACACTGATATATTGCTCTCTCCTGGTATTCGCGATACTCAAAGTTACCAACTGAGGGAATGAAAGGTTCTTGTTCCTCAAGTTTATTTTCCCATTGAATGTCTGTAGCACCTATCTCTTTTAGATCAGATACGATACGTCTAAGAAGGCCAGTTCTAAACTTTCCGTTGGCTCCAAAATATCTTTTTTTACCATCCCAACGTCTTTTCTTATAAGCCTGTGAATACTCGTGACCGGGGACCGAAAAGGCATACTTGTCCCTCAGTGCAGATATGATCTTAGGGTTATCGGTTTCCAAGGTAGATATTAAGTTACCTACGGTAATTTTCATATACTATAATAGTAATTGTTACAAAGGTATTCTATGAGTGAAAATAAACAAATTGCCGGAGGTTCGGGCGATGCCAGGGATGAAGCTCTTAACGCTTTATTCAACGATGCAGCAGACGAAACTTTAACTATCACCGAACTACCCTCAAAAGGTAAATTCTACTCAGGATTTCAAGGTGTTGAAATCAAACCATTAACTTTCTTGGATGAGCAGAAGATTCTAAATGCAAAAGACACAAAGTCCGACATTGTTTCAAAACTTCTTGAGAAAACAATTGAGGGTGTTGCCGTGGATGATTTATTATCCATGGATAAGATGTTCTTACTTATGAAGGTTAGAGAGATATCTTATGGGGAGAATTATGAGTTCAACATAACCTGCCCAGCCTGCACCTCTGAGATCAAAACATCTCTAGTATTATCAGAGCACTTAAACATGACTCAGGTGCCTGACGAATTATCAGATCCTAGAGAAATCGACTTACCTAAGTTGAAGGTCAAGGCTGAAGTTAGATTCCCCCGGAGCCGTGAGGAAGTTTTTCTGGCAGATGCCGAGGATATTTACAAGAATATTTATCGCTTTGTGGTTTCCATTAATGGAATCAAAGATCCAGTGTTCATCTCAAAAGCTTTGAAGCGTATGCACATCAGGGACATAAAAAAGATAGTTTCTGAGGTTGGTAAGGATGAATATGGTGTAAATCCTAGATTTATATTTGAATGTCCTGAATGCACCCATACGGAGACAATGGCAATCCCGATGGATGTCAGTTTTTTTTCAGTGAGCTAACCGACAGTTTATCCCCGGAGGATCTTCTTTATCAAGCGTATATATTAGTAAATAAGGTAGGCTTATCATACTCAGACGTAAAGATTATGACTCAAAAAGAGCGATTAGCCTTCATTAATTTTTACAGCGAGGAAATAAAGAAGCTGGAGAGTTAGCATGAAAATCAACGGAAATCAAGTTACCACAAGACACGAAAGGCCCACCGTTCTGGGTCCAACTGCCCTGATACTGTACTTCATCAATGACGGGCAGTATGTGGACCCTCACTCCATCAGCGGGGTCTCGATCTTCGCTGCCTCAGACAATCAGTCTCCCAGTTCGGTTATAAACTCTGATGGAGAAATCAAGTCTGACGTTTCAGGGAGCGTGCTCATGCACTTCTCTAACAGCGCGACCCTGACCAGTGATAGCGCATTTAATGCCACCAATTACAACGCTAATTCAGATTCTTCAGGCATCTACAAACTTGAAACTGGTAAGTTCGCTTGTGTGTTGGCAGCTTCCTCAGTGGTCCCTAGCGGAGTGTTTAACCTATCTGGTGACACAACAATCCTCAACAGAGTATCTTCAACAGGAGATTACATTGACGTTTGGACAGTCAAGCGAGTTGCTGGCTCCGATCTGGACACAATAATTAATGAGTTTACTCTAACCGAAGACCGATTCTTTGGTGTTACGGAGCCATTGCTTTTCCGTGTGGCCACTAGGCTTGAAAACAATTACATAGTCCTAGGCTCCAAGGTTGATCTCAAATTTACTAATGAGTTCACCTTAGAGAATGCGAATATTGATAGAAGCATAGTGAACCTATTCAAGCAGTCGTTAGTGACTGACCCAATGATCGAGATATATAAGAAAAACCAAGACCGAAACTTGGATGCAAGGGTTGAGGTCTCCGGTTACTCCGCTACCTCGGGTCTGGTTGATACTACCGCTGAAAACACTGTGATCTTTACCTTAGATACTGAGGCGTTGAAAACACACCCGAAACTTCTGGATGGAACTTTGGGCTCTATGACTGGAACTTATGTCGCAAGGCTCAAGTTTAATGCACTCAATCAAACCATCGTCTCAAATGACATGGCATTTATTATACGGTAATTGAATGGCAGACGATCCTAAAAAAGGGACTGGGAAAAAACCTGAGGGCTCAGGTCGAAGGCTTTACACTGATGAAAATCCGAGTGATACAGTCAGTGTAAAGTTTAGCACGGTGGGTGATGTTAGGGATACACTATCTAAAGGATCGTTTAAATCTAAGCCCCATAAGAGACAGTCTCAGATAATAAACCTAATTCATCAAAGGGTTAGAGTTGCCATGAAAAGGACAAAGGATCCTGAGAAAAAGAAAAACCTCTCAGCGGCTTTCAAATACATTACGGGCCGTAAAGAGGCTAGCAAGCGAAAGACTCAAAGGATGAATAAAAGTCCTAAATAGTGCAGCCCTTTTCATATGCTAGGTATGCCATATGAAGCTCATCTAGCTTGCAAGTCTTTTCAGCCGAATTCTTGAGGAAGTCTGGCCCTTTCTTAATCAAGATCTCATTCCAGTCTTTGAAGGGCTCAGGCGGTACGACAGTGTGTAAGTCGTCTCTACGTATCCAGTGGGCTAGCTGCATAAACTTCTTGCGACCCGTGATTCCTGCGTCGTCACTATCGAAGGCACAAACCAAAGGTCCTGCATACTGACTAAGTTGAAGCATCTGCTCACGACTTGTGAAGCAGCTTAGAGTGGTCGTAGCATTGAGGCCAACCGCCTGTAGGCTAAGGCAATCAAAGACGCCTTCAGTGATGTAGAGAGGCTCTTGAGAGCCATAATCAAAGGGGTATAGAACCTGTGAACTCTTAAGGTTTTTACAGTTGAGGTATTTGGGTTGTTCATCACCAAGAGCCCGTCCTTGGAAATAGAATAGCTTACCATTACGATTGATAAAGGGAATTATTAATCTACCTCGATACTTACCGCTAGTGGCAACATAGAATGTGAATTGACCCACGCCACGAGACTCAACAAAAGGATGATCCTCAACAACCTTAAAGTTCTCAGCCTCATCGAGGTCGGAATCAATCTGGTTTGGGTCAAACTCCTCAATAGGGCGGCGACCCTTGTAACCTGCCATAAAGTCTTCAAAGACAAACTTCTCGTAAGCCTCACGATAGCTACATTTTTCTAGGATAGCATACAGCTTAAGGAAGTTACCTACCTCACCAGTCTTAAAACACCTCCAAAGCCCAGTCTCAATGTTGATAGACATGTGACGTTTGTAGTCATTATCTATAAATATTGAAGGAACTACTAGTTCGGTATCGTCACTCGAAAGCCTATAATTAGCTTGGAACTTATCCAGACAATATTTTCTAATATAAGAATCAGATCCCATGTTCATAAATAGTATTAGTGCCTCTAAGAGTGACATCATAGACCAGTGCCTGTGGAAGTACAGACTGAAGTATATCTTGAAGTTGCCGGGATTCGGCTCGAAGAATGAGGATGCTTTGAACTTCGGGTCTTTTATTCACAAGATATTTGAATTGGGCTACAAAGAGAAG